AAAGCTCTGGTTATTGTACCCACCACATCATTAGTGGCACAACTCAATGGAGACTTTAATGACTATTCCGAAAAGGGACAACCATATTATACCCACTTAGTGACTGGAGGTCAAGCTAAATCTGACCCTGAAGCGAAAATAATTATCAGCACATGGCAGAGCATATATAAACAACCTAAATCATACTTCGATCAGTTTGATATTATAATTGGAGATGAGGCGCATCTATTCAAGGCAACATCACTGACCAAGATAATGGAGAAGATGGTTGACTGTAAGTATCGCTTCGGGTTCACTGGTACGCTAGACGGAACTGTAACGAACAAGCTGGTGTTAGAGGGTTTGTTTGGTCCAGTTATGAAGGTTATCACCACCAAAGAACTGATTGATAACGATACACTGGCAGACTTTAGAATTAAGTGCCTTGTCTTGAAGTATGGTGATGATGCTCGAAAATCAATGAACAGAAAATCCTATCAAGAAGAGATGGATTTTATAGTTAAGAATGACAGACGAAATGCCTTCATTAAGAACTTGACTTTGACACGAAAAGGTAATACACTATTACTCTTCCAATATGTAGAAAAGCATGGTAAGGTATTGTATAACCAAATAAAAGATGCGGCTGAAGAAGGTCGCGAAGTATTTTTCATATATGGTGGAGTAGATGCAGACACAAGAGAACAGGTTAGGGCAGTTGTTGAGAAAGAGAAAGATGCTATCATTATTGCTTCTTACGGTACTTTCTCGACTGGGATTAACATTAGAAACTTACATAATGTTATCTTTGCCAGTCCTAGTAAGTCACGTGTAAGAAATCTACAGTCGATTGGTCGGGGACTTAGAAAGGGTGACGACAAAGAGGTAGCAACGCTGTATGACATATCAGACGATCTTAGCTGGAAGTCATATAACAATCATACCCTGAAGCACTTTGCGGTAAGAGTTAAGATGTATAATGAAGAGAATTTTACATACAAGTTGTATAACATAGGGATTGATAATGAGCATTAATATAGTTAAGTTGATAAACGGTGAGACTCTACTCACTGAAGTGACGCATGAAGATGAGACCCATTTACATATCATCGATCCTGTACAAATCACGATACAGAATAGGCAAGGTGCAGCTCCAGTTTGTATCTGTACTATCTGGGTTCCACTGACCAAGAAAGTGAACTTGCTTCACTTGAAACAATCTACAGTTTTGGTCAAAACAGAGGTTGACGAGGACATGATAGAGTATTATAATAACTGTCTAGAAGCTGTAAGAGAATCAATGACTGAAGATGGCGGTGGCTCATTCTTCACAAGCACTAGAGCTTCAAACAAAGAAGAGTCATTGACAGCTAATGAGATTACAGAACTGTTACAGAAACTTAAAATTACAAACCAATCAACAAACCTACCAGTAGCGAATACTGCGATACACTGAGGGAATTATGTCAAAAGAAGCGAAGAAAAAACCATATTATGTTGACAACAAAAAGTTTTTAGGGGCGATGACTGAGTTCCGCGAAAGCGTGATCGAAGCAAAAGAGGTTGGCGATTCAAGACCTGTAGTGCCTAACTATATTGCTGAGTGTATCATGAAGATCGCTACACACTTATCGTACAAACCAAACTTTGTGAACTATACTTTTCGTGATGAAATGATCTGCGATGGTATCGAGAACTGCCTGCAGTATATTGATAACTTCAACCCCGAGAAGTCAAACAATCCGTTTGCCTATTTCACTCAGATTATCTACTATGCGTTTCTTCGTAGAATCCAGAAAGAGAAAAAGAACCTGTATGTCAAGATCAAGTATGCCGAGCACACTAATGTAATGGGCGATACGTCAGACCGCCAAGAGCATGATGGTGGTAAGGACTACAACGATGATATGAAGTACAGTGAGTGGACTGAGGAGTATATGGCTCGGTTTGTTGAAGACTTTGAGGCTAATAAGCGTAGAAAGGTGAAGAAGAAGGTCTCGGACGACCCTGCTTGACACTCGGCTTGTATTGTAGTATAATTAACCAACTGTCAGATAAAGGGTATGGTATTACATGAAGATAGGCTTAGTCACAGACACACACTTTGGTATTCGTAATGATAATGTGAACTTCTTGGATTACTTCGAGAAGTTTTACAGCAAGCATTTCTTTCCTCACTTAAAAGAGCAAGGCATTGACACGATCATCCATTTGGGTGATATTGTTGATAGACGCAAATACATAAATTATGTCACGCTCCGTAGAATGAAAGAGATGTTCATTGACAAGTGTACAGAGGAAGGCATTGAGCTTCACGTCATAGTCGGTAATCACGATGTTCCATATAAGAATACCAATGATGTAAACTCTATGCGCGAGCTGTTTGATAAAGGTAATGTCAATTACTATGCAGAGCCAACTGATCTGAAGTTTGATGGTCATGACATTCATATAATGCCTTGGATAAACAACCAGAACTATGCCGCAGCAATACAGGCTATGGAAGACACTCCAGCACAAGTATTGTTTGGTCACCTAGAGATCGCTGGCTGTTTGATGGATCGTGGTAACATGAATGAGCATGGTATGAAGATCTCTGACTTTACCAAGTTTGAGCTTGTATGTTCTGGACACTTCCACCATAAATCAACTACTAAGAATATTGAATATCTTGGATGCCCTTATGAGCTAACATGGGCTGATTATGGTGACACCAAAGGTTTCCATATCTATGATACTGACACTCGTAATCTAGAGTTTGTCCGTAATCCATATTCTATGTTCCACAAGCTATTTTATAATGAGTCTGGTAAGACTATGGACGAGATCCTTAATGTTGATTTTGAGGGTTTCAGAAATACATATGTCAAGGTGATTAAGCAGAAGTGTGATAATCCATATTGGTTTGACATGTATATTGATAAGCTATATAAGGTTGATCCTCTGAACATCCAGATCGTAGATGACCATATGAATCTAGATCTAGAGGATGATGAGGATATAGTGAATGAGGCTGAAGACACCATGACTATACTCTCGAAGTATGTTGGCGGTCTGCCTGACAATGTTCCAAAGCAAAGACTTGACTCTCTGCTCCGTTCGTTATATAATGAATCTCTTACAATAGAGTAAACCGTATATTATGATTGAATTCAAGAAGTTATCGTATAAAAATTTCCTCAGCACAGGTAATGTCGCTACAGAGATACAACTGAACCGTTCTCCGAGCACAGTTATTACAGGTGAGAATGGTGCGGGGAAGTCGACTATACTGGATGCACTGACCTTTGTACTATTCAATAAGCCGTTCCGCAAAGTCAATAAGGCTTTGCTTTGTAACAGCATCAATGAGAAGGGTTGTGAGGTTTTTATTGAGTTTTGTATCGGAACAACCGAGTATTTGGTTCGTAGAGGTATGAAGCCAGCATTCTTTGAGATATACAAGAATGGTAAGATGATCGATCAACCTGGAAATGCCAGAGACTATCAACTTATTCTAGAGAACACTATTTTAAAGTTGAACTACAAGTCATTCACTCAGATTGTTATCTTGGGTAATGCTTCATTCACACCATTCATGCAGTTGTCTACACGTGATCGTAGAGAGGTGATTGAAGACCTGTTGGATATCCAGATATTCTCTACTATGAATATGCTATTGAAAGAGCGAGTATCTGAGAACAAGCGAAGTATATCCGATGTTCAATATCAGCTCGACATAACTCAAGAGAAGATAGATGTGCAAGAGGATTACTTGAAGAAGGTCACATCTGACGCTAAAAAACTGATCAGCTCCTTAAAAGAAGAAGCTCAAGGTTATGTCGAATCAAAGCAGGATGCTGACAATCTCTGTATTGCTCTTACTCTGACTGCTGACACTCTGCTTGATTCGATCTCCCATAAAGGAAAGTCTGAAGCAAAGTCGAATAAGATGACCACACTTCTTGAAAAGCTGGAAGACAAGTCATCAAAAGCCGAGAAGCGAATTAAGTTTTATGAGAAGAATGATAACTGTCCGACCTGCGAACAGATCATTGACATGAAAGTTAAGAAGCAAAAGGTTGATGATACTACTAAGATACTACACAAAACGCAAGAAGCTATTGGACAGCTGACTGAAGAGTATGATGCTCTACACAAAGAACTAAGTGAGATGAATACTGTGCAGTATGAGATACAAGACGCGCAGAATAAAATACGTGATTGTCAGACCCAGATAAACTTGTACGGTAAGCAGATTAGTGGTGTAGAGAAAAAGATCCAAGAGGCTGAGCAACAAGCTACTGCTGATAGTGATTCTAGTGGTAAACTTGAGCAGTTCAAGAAAGACTTGAATGTTTATAAGAAGCAAGCATCAGATCTATCTGCTGATAAAGCATTATTTGAGATCGCTTCGACTATGCTGAAAGATGGTGGCATCAAGTCTAAGATCATCAAACAGTATGTTCCTATCATGAACAAGCTGGTCAATAAGTACCTGTCTGCACTAGACTTCTTTGTAAACTTTGAGCTTGATGAGGAATTCAATGAGATTATTAAAAGTCGCCACCGCGATGAGTTTTCTTATGCTAGTTTCTCCGAGGGAGAAAAGACTCGTATTGACATCGCCTTATTACTTACATGGAGAGCTATAGCCAAGTTAAAAAACTCCACAAACACCAACCTATTGATACTTGATGAGGTGTTTGATAACTCGCTTGATCTTACAGGCACAGACGAGTTGACTAAATTACTGAACAATATGTCTGACACCAATGTCTTTATCATCACCCATACCAAGG